CGCACCAGAACCCACTCCAGCGGCCTCATCTAAGAAGCCTAGTGTTGGGCCTTGCAATGCGCTTAAAACGCCACCAGTGAAGCCTCCAGTGCCTCTGCCGCGTGTCATAGAGCTAGATTCTGATGGCTTTTGAATGGGAGTGGAAATTGCTTCATCTGCACGAATATAATCAGCTATTCTCTGTGCGGCATCTGTATCCCCTGCTGCGTGTGCAGCACGAAAAGCGGCTTTTGCTCTCTCTATGTCTGCCATTATTCCCTCTCTGGTGCGTATTTATCTATATCAGCATTTCTTTCAGATTTCTTGTTAGGGTTAAAATTTAATGTATCATTCATTCTCTTTAGAATGGATATATTTGATTCAAATGACGTACCCGGCCCACCTAAAGTTCTCATAAAAGCAGCCCTTTCTACGTTTGAGTTTAGCATTTGTGTAGTCATACCAGACGCTCTCATTAATGGGCCAACTAATGACTCAATATTTGCTTCAATTCTCTCACGCAATCGTGAGGCATCTTTAGACTGCAAAGCATAAGGAGCGGTATTTTCAATACTAGCGGCAGCTCTACCAATTACATTTTGGTTTAAGTTCCTCATACCACCTATTTTATTTAACGAAACATAATCTTCCGCTAATTGTTTTATTGTGGTTGCCGCGTTTGTAGCTCCTTGTTTCTTTTCTGCTGCTTTTTCTAAAGCGGCCTCTGTTGGCAACCTACCTTGCTTCAAACTCTCTAACTGTAGATTGTATGCTCTATCTGCATTACCTTGAGTTCGCTTTATTTCAGCCTCTTTATCTAATCTATTTTGCGCTCTCTCATCTAACCTTGTTTTCTCTTGAGCTTGAGCAGCGTCATAATCTAAGTAATTTTTTGCAGAACTACGAACTCTCTCCTCAGGACTTCCCATAGAACTCATTAAGTGTGCAAGACGTTCCGCGTCTGATCGTGGTTTCGGCATCATTTCCTGACCGCCATAATCTTCAACGCTACCAGATGCTCCAAAGCCCGGTTTTGGCGCTATACCAGCTTGGAAGTCCTCATACGCTTGATTACTGCGTTCGCGTTCAGCAACTAACTTCTGTTCAGCAGCAGCCTTCTCACTAGCATACGACTTGTCCATCTGATTCTGCTGGTAGCCAGCAAGAAGAGCAGCAGCCATCTTAGCAACGCCCTGTACTGGATGAAGAGGAGCTTCTATGCCCTTGTAACTAGCGCGTTCAATTGGTGCGTTAGCCTGATCCTGTAGCATTCTGGCGTACTGATTCCTCCGATACATATCAGCAACATCTTGCGAATTGAAATTAATGAATTGGTTATCTGCCATGACTATCTCCCTTATGCGAAAAGTTTGCCAAAGCCGCCAGCAGCCGACTTGAGAGCGCCACCAGCATTGCTTGCACCTCTGCTAATTGCACCGCCAGCACCACCAAACATCCCGGCAGGTTTTTGTCCAGAAGTAAGTGAATAACCAGTTTGTGAACCGCCGCCTTTAGCATTGTATCTGTTCATAATAGATTGACGTTGCTGCGCTCCACCATCAGGTGTGTAACCAGCACTAGCGTCAGGACTGCTGTAGTATTTATCTAATCGAGATTGATTTGATTCTGGCGTGGCTTGAGTAGCTTCGTCTTGTGGCCTCCTGCCGTACATTTGCTGATTAAACGAATCTGCAAACGATTGTGGGCCGTTACTATCTTGATCTAGGCCATATTTCCTAAGTCTCTCAGCTAGTGACAAACGGTTCTGCTGTTGCACTCCAACTACCTGTGGATTAGCCATCTCACCCGGTTGCTGCATCTGGAAATTTACGATTCTGTTTGCCATAACTACCTCATTAGCTCAACGATTGGAATGATTGTACCCTTTAATTTGCTCATGTTTAACGCATACTTATCATATAGTTCTGGATGGTTTACTTTAGTCCATTCAATCCTATCTGCTGAGTCCTTCATAAAGCCTGTGCAGTCGTAACAGTCGAGGCTTGTATGATTCAAGCTAAAGTGGTCTGGCAGTTGACCGCGCTGCGTTGCTACAAAGTCTAATACCTGTTTGCTAGTCCACTTCTCTATCGGTTGTATGTACTCTATACCGTCTACAACTACTCCATGCCTAGACTCGCCCTTGAATGACTCATCATTACGCTGCCCTTTGATGAGCTGAGTAATGCCCCTCTTTTTCATTGCTTCAAGCAGCGGTAGAGTAATATTCTCCATACAGCAGTTTAAGTAACTCTGTATCAGAACATCCTTCTTACCCGATACAATCATTCCATCTAACGTATTAGCAATCGGCACGATGTCACTAGGTATGCCATTAGCGTCAATCTGAGCCTGTTGATCTACATTGATCTCAATGAATTCGACTGCTTCTGCTCTAATTTCTTCTACTATAGCTAACGTCTCAGGGTAAGCCTTGCCAGTATTGGCAAAGAAAACGATAGGATTCTTAGCTTTGTATAAATACCAACAAGCAAGAGAATCTTTACCGCCTGAGAAAGCTAGCCCTAGCATTACATCATTCCGGCAGCACCAGCAGCAGAACCGCCAAGACTCATTAAGCCGCTTGTAAGGTTATTTTTAGCTTGCTGTCTGATGCCGTACTGATCCATCTGACCTTGAAACGTATCTTGTACGCCTTGATAGATCGGAGCAGCAGCAACATTAGATGGCTGAAAGCCTTGAAACTGTGGCATCTGTATCTGTGATCCACTCATCAAGCCCGTGATCTGATTCAGTGGCTGATTACGCAGCGCAAGTTGCTGCTCAAGACTTTGTTGCTGTGCTGCATTGCCAAATTGAGCTAAATTAAGTTGCTGGTTAAAGTTTTGTGCAACAGCGGCGTTCTGTGCAGTTTGTGCAGCTAATTGATTCTGGTAGTCTTGCTGGAGCGCCGTATTACCCATGCCAGCATTCTGCAAAGCAGCGTTAAACTGTGATTGTTGGGCTTCATTGCCAAACTGTCCTTGAGCCTGAGCCTGTCCAAAGCCTTGCTGATTCATCATTGCATCAAGATTGATACCTTGTGCAGCAGCTTGTAGCTCTAAGTCATTTCTGTTCTGGCCCATAGTACGCATCTCATTCTCATAAGCCTCGCCACCCGTAACTAGACCTTGATTTGCAAGACGCTGCCTTGTTGCATTCTCATTCTGTGTTAACTGAGGCTGTAACCTAGACATAATTGCTTGCTGACCAGTCATCCCTGCGTTAACAGGCATTGCGGCTATTCCTGACGTATCTATACCTTGCTGAAAAGTAGGACCAGCCACAGACCTCTGTGCGCTTCCAGCGTTGTATGTAGCTTGGTTAACTGGTGAAACTGACTCTGCTATGCTTGTATCAATGCCCGGCAGATTAGGATTAAACGGTGTACCTAGTATGGTTTTAGCTTGTGCAACACCTTGCTGACCTAATTCTGCAAGTGATCTCTCTACGCCCTGTTGAGCTTCTAAAGTAGCTTGAGCGTCTGGCGTAAGTGTCTGCCTAATGGTTGGGGTGTACTGATCTGCTCCAGTGCCGTAGGTAACTACCTGACTACCTAATGGCCCGTATGTATTGGGGTTAGATAGTTTAGACGTAGCTACAGCAGACTCTAAGTTAGCAGTACCTTGCTGTTTAGCTGCTGCACCATAGTCTGGTACTGGCGGTGGAGTTGCTTTCTTACCCATACTTGCCTCCTAAAAATTTACATTTATCTTTCAACAGCGTAAAAAATATCATATCACCGTTACTTCTCTTTATTCTAGCCTCTTCAGTGAAGCCCATATTCTTTACTAGCTTAATGCTTTTATCGTTCTCTTCAGTGATCGGTACTACTATCTTCTCTACGTTACATACTATAAACGGATAGTTAAATATTGCAGCTATGAATGTCTTATTCATTCGCCCTGCTACTGCAATATGACAGGTAATGGTGGTGTCCATAAAGCTCTCGTAGATCACCCCTGCAACTATCTGTCCTTCTCGTTCCAGCCCTATAGCTGATGAATTGCAATGGTACGATCCTGTGGTCTGCTCTGCTACCCATGCACCAACAGAATCGCCTTGTACTATATGCCAGCCCATCCAGTTTGATAAACTACGTCAGTTGCAGCCCATTCAAGTTGCAAGGTCTGAGATGCGCTTTTAAGGTGTATACCGCCGCAATACCCTATCCCTGTAACTCCTTGAAAGTTATTAGTAATCATCAGTCCTTGACCCCATGATGACGTATCCCATATGCCTATGTCCCACAACCCGTACGAGCTAGGAGAATAAGACAAGGCAGATGTAGGGTCAGATATATCGTAGTCAATGTTCATTGAGACTAGGATAGAAGGCAGCCCGTCCGTAAATATAGAAGGTCTAGCTCTAGTAAAGTATTTCTTTACACCACGTTGCTCAAAGTAGTTAAACGCTTGCAGCACGTTAGTATTAATGTCTGTTGCATTGTCTGCATAGGTTGTGTCCCAAGCCCTGCCTACAACGCCATTGCCGCCAAAGTAGGGATTATCTCCGAACGATTCCCAGCAGTTGGCTTCCCAGCCTTGAAACTTGCACCAAGACTTTGTAATCGTGTTCATTACATACTGCTCTTGATTGTTGCCTTCATCGACAGGTACATTTACCCATACAGCGTTATTCTTAGCTGAGTAATGTATCTGCCAGCCAAAGTGGTCTGCATAGAGCGTTGTGGCGGTTGTAATCGCTCCCTGTATCTTGTTACTCAAAGCGACACGCGGATCGAGCCTAGAGCTTTGTAGTGATGCTGCGAGAGGCATTAATCCATCGTATGTAAGGATTAGAATGTCACCGCCGTACTTCATGAAGCAGCGATCACCAATTGGTGCGCCTAGCTTCCATACACCGATCAATGCCCAAGTAGCAGAGCTTGCTGGGTCTGTGCCTGAGTACACGATGACCTCACCGTTGCTGGTTATAAATACTAGATTGTCATCAACCCCATATCCAGCGTCAATCGTCCATGTAGCTACGTCTGTAACGTGACCGCCAAACTTAGCAATAGAGCTTAGATCGAGAGTTTGTGCTGCTCCACCGACTTGATTAGTTGGCAAGTACCAAGCCTTTAATGATTCTTTTTGCGTAAACCATACCCTGTTCTTGAACAGAGTAATATTATCTAGTGTTGTACTTGTGACGCCTGTTATAGCGATAGGCGATACAGCAGTAATAGAGGCCCATGTAGTGCCATCAAATAGCAATGGAGCGTCTACACCATTGACTAGGTATAGATAGCTACCGCCGCCAGTCGTGACATTGATGAATTCCCATCGAGCGTTTGTTAAGCCTACCTTTACAGGCGCACCTACTGCACCAGCAGAAGTAACGTCATATATCTGTGTTCCAGCAATTGCGTACAGCTCCTCACCCGTGCCAGTTGAGTAGTTCATCAAAGTCTCAACCTGACCAGTTATGCCTGTGGCGTGGTTAGAGTACCCACCGCGTAAAACTACGTTTGAATAGGATGGAAAGAAGTTAATTAACTCGACAGCATCGGTAGGTTCCATGTTCGCAATAGAATCACGAGCATTCCAGCCACCTACTGGAGCAGGTACAGAAGCTACTTGTGCAGCGGTCTTTTGTGCTGGAAACATTAGTTCTGCGTTCCGTAGCCGGTGTCAGGCAGATTATCATAGCCGATGAGGACTGTACCCGGTCTTGGAGCAAACGATAGATTGGCTGAACTCTGATCTTGAGCCATAACGACTTCAAGTTCTGTCAGGAAGTTTCTATACATAGCCGTAGTATCGAAGCCCTTAGCCTCAAAATACTTCAGTTTCGTCATTAGAACGACTAAACGGTCTGGGTATATGCAGGTATCAGAGTCGGCTGTTAAGCTCGTCTTAGCCACTCCTAGTGAGCTTTCGGCCCATCCATTGCTTCTATACTCATAGCCTAAGAACTCATTGTCTGAAACGCCGGGCCAGATCTGGAAGTATGCACCTAGCAAGCGCCA